ATGCGTTGTCCACATATGGTCCTCGTTTTCTTGAAGATTCTTGTCCAACATAATTGCTTTCGGAATTAACAGCAGACACCCATACAGAAAGTTTCATTACTATAAAAATAATAACCAGTGGTGTGAAGCAACTGATTAAAATTACTGGATTCATTTATGATTCCTCGCGAATGGTTCCCAATGTTCCCATCCATATTTATGGACAAGATCCATTCCTATAATAGGAACTACTATTAAAATCATTGATAGGAGACCTAGTCTCCACTGATGTTCCATCGTATATCTAATGAGGATAAGCATTGTCCAACCCCCAAGCAACAAATGAAATAACGAAACTAAAAATGAATAAACTTGAAATCTTTACGTTTTGAACTTTTTCCATGGATCTTCGTTGTGAAGGCAAGATTTGGGATGTACCCAATTACTATTTACTTCTTCTAGTGTCAACTTGAGCATGTTATTTTCGAGTTTCAACATATAGATCTCATGTCTTAATTTTTCAATTAGATTCAGGTTCAGATTCATATCGGTTTTTCCATAACTCCAGGAAGTATCGATCGACTTCGTACAAGTTAGATCGAGGGGGTGTATTAGTATCTATGTCTTCAGACCAACACCTACAGATATCTCTCATCTCCAAGGTGATGCGACCTGGACCAAACATTCTACCGAAGGAGGACATTGCAAATGCAAACCTCATCCTAATGCGCTGTTCCATTTCCTGTGTAGGCGTCGGTTTCATAATAGTTATTCTCACCCTTTCTGTGCCCGAAATATGCGGTGGCACATATAAAGGGTAGTGATCCGAAAAGTAGGACATGTGCTAAAGTCATCTTACGTTGTGTCCGCCAAACATAAACCGCATACCATTCAATACCTTGCTTCCGAATGCGCCCAATGAACGAGAGTTAAAACGTTCATACAACGCTGCAGTAATAACAGGAGCGGGGACACCCAAATCGACAGCGGCATTAACAGTCCAACGACCCTCACCGCTATCGGAAACTCCGCCAGAGAATTGTTTAAGTTCTGAATCGCTCCGAAATACATCAGCAGTAAGATCAAGTAACCAACTGCCAACCACACTACCCCTACGCCATAGCTCAGCCACTTCAGCACAATCAATGTCGTATTGGTAATTTTCTGGATCTGACATTGGAGCAACTTCAGCATCCCCTTCCTTAACATATTGGGAACCAAGGTTACTAGAATGGAGAATATTAAACCCTTCTGCATACGCTTGCATGATTCCATATTCGACTCCGTTGTGAACCATTTTTACAAAGTGACCTGCGCCTGATGGTCCACAATGTAGCCAACCATATTCAGCACTGGTTGCATGACTATATGGGTCTGTACGGGTTGCTGCGGCAATACCAGGTGCAAGTGCCCTGAAGATAGGAGAGCAGATGGATATTGCAGTATCTGAACCACCAACCATAAGACAGAATCCACGGTCCAAACCATAAACTCCACCAGAAGTACCGCAATCAATATACTGGATACCCAGTTTTGAAAGACGTTCCGCCCTCCTCCGACTGTCCTTAAAATTGCTATTGCCATGATCAATAATAATATCTCCGTCGCCAAGTAGTGGTAATAGCTCATTAATAGTTTCCTCTACTAGTTCTGCGGGGATGACAAGTTGAAAGATACCAGGAACTTCACCAGCAACAGAATCAGTTTTAACTGATTGAACAAGGTACTCTAGTGAAGTGGCACATCCACTAATATAACCTGCTTCATATTGTTCACAAGCCTTCTCGTAGTTATTTCTATAACCCCAGACTTCAATTCCTTCTTTGATCATACGGCGAGACATACCCTCGCCCATACGACCCAAACCAATCATTCCAACTTTCATAATTTTCCTATAAACTAATTTTTAACCAAGGTAATAGTGGTGGTATTACTCCAACAAGTCGAAGGAGACCTTCAGCAAAAAGTGCAAGGACAACCCAACCAACACACATAGAGATAATTCCAGCATTACGATTATGTTTTCGTATTGCATCGTCAATCATCTCCTGTGCTTGTTTTTTGGTTATGTAATCTTTATTCCACATGAACTACGCCAGTCATACCTGCACCCTGATGAGGACCACAGAAGAAATTATAGTCTCCTGCGTCAGCAAATACAACGTCTTGTGATTCTCCAGGAGCAAACAATAGTGCTTCTCTAGAGAGATCTGCACGACCTTCTACAATAATATTGTGAGGGGGTAGTGCTTCGTTAATAAAGTGAACTGTGTCCCCTGCAGAGATTGTAATCTCATTAGGTTCAAATACTAGGTTACCACCAGCACCCATTGAGACATCAACTGCCCATACTGGAGCAGCAAAAAATAGCGTAATTAGAAACGCACATAAAATTTTCATTTGCTTGTCGAATGTTGTTCTTGATATGTTTTAAGTTTTTCAATCAACTCGTGGTATTCATCCCACATGTATTCCGAGCCTGTCTTGTCTTGATAGACTTGACACGCTTTGATTAGGCGGTATACATCAGTGTCGTTTAGACGCATTTCATTCTTAAAACTCATAACTAATTATAGATCTAATAAGGGGTATTTCAGTATTTTAACATTCTTTTCACAAGTTATGTCAGCAATTCCAAGCACGTAATGATTTTGATAGGCGATCATCACCTGTATTGTTTGATTTCTTCTGCCTCTTCCTCATGCCTTTCATTCTAGCGCAGAAGGATGCCCGTCTGGGATTTCCAACCTTCTTTGACGGTGCTTTAAGGTCAGATCCTGGATTTTCCTTTTCATAAGACTTTCGTCCTTTTTCATTGAGTCCTCCTGACTTTTTCTTTCCTGACTTTTTGGTCCAGGCTGCTCCTTCGAGCACTGATTCTTCAAAGTTTTTGACGGCGTACTTGTCCCAGTATTCAACTCCGAATCGGCAGACTGCTCTAGTCTCCCACTTTTCACATCCAGGGCAGTAACGTTTTTCTGCTGCTTCGGTGATGTCAATACGTAGTTGTTTAAAGGACTTCATATTTATGAATCCGACTCTTCTTGTTTATTTATTTGCTTCAGCATCTTTTGCAGATCTGCTGTGCTACCAACAAATAAGTTGTTTGTGGTCTTTGTATTCACAGAGTTTTTTGTAGGAGCATCGAGATCCTTCATCTTCTTCTGTAGATCCAGAAGTTTATCTGTGGTGTCTGCTACCTGCTTCATGGCGTTCACAGCGACTTCATACGCTCTAGGGTGCCCTGACTCCTGTGCAACCTCTAACGCCCCGTTGAACGCCTCCTGACCCTTGTCTATGAGGTTGTATAGTTGTGCTCTGGTATAATCATAATCTTTATCCTGGTGATCCTGCTCTTGTTTCTTGGGAACAGGCTTGGATGGTTGTGATTGTTCAATTGCATTATCTTCTTTTTCGACTTCGATATCAAAGATATCTTCCATGTTCTTTTCAAATTCTTTCATAGCAATTCAATTCCCTCATTAAATCCGAAGTCATCTGTACTGATAACAAGTGCATCGTCAGCAGCATTGATTACACCATCAGCATTTTTATCTTCCAATGCTTTAGGTGTGTATGAAAGTTTTGTATTTCTGTTGTCTGGCGAATCGTTCTTGTCTCCAATTGATTCGTATACAATTGCTTTCTTGATAACACCTGCTTTGGTGAATGGACCGTAGATATAAGATCTGGCAGTAAAGTTAAGAGTCCATACAATACTTCTTCTATCTAAAAAATCACCATCCCATTCATCTTCATAGTTGATACCATTTAAGTTAATAGCAACGTCTTTCTTTTCTCCCATTTCAGGGATCATATTCAATGTAATATTGAAGTTAGGTTGGAAGTATGGTAATATCTGTTCAAGAATTTGCAGACCATCATCTTGAGACTTGGCAATGATACCTAGCTCAAACTCTATGTTATAAGGCACTGGTACATATTGTACAGAAAGAGATTCTCCATCAGAATCAATAGTCTTCTTGAGACGTTGAGTAGGAGCAATTTTTCTAGTAGTGTCGTATGTAATATTAGTCATATCAAAATACAGACGAGGTACAGTAATTGCTACTTTATTAGTAACGTCTGGATTTTGCTCTATACGTGTTAGAAATTTTTGCTTGGGTCCATAAGCAAGCGGGACTTTTTCTGCTTCTAATATTTCCCCAGTAGAAGGATCTTTCTTTCTAATTTCAATATTATTGAATAGTGTACCGAAACCGATTACTGTTTTTCTAATCGCTTCGTTATAAAAATGTGGTCCTAACATCAAAATTCACCAGTAACGTTGCCATACTCTCCGAATGGATTCACTTCAGTAAAATCAAGTAAATCATTACCTGTAGTCTCAATGTATTTATTGTCGGCGTACTGGACGTTTTCTAGTGATAGATTATCTACAGTGACACTGTTCTGTACTGTTCCGCTAGTACCACCAGTGATAGATTCTCCTGGTGTAAAATTACCATTCCTATTAATAAGTTTGAGTTCGTGAGTATCTCTATCCCAGAACGATACTTCTGCAGTAGTTCCTGTGGTTCCACCAGTTACAATCTCGCCCAATGAATAATGAGTTGTTGCATCAGTATCCATAGCAAGAGTAATTGAAGGAGCAAAGATCTCTTCGATGACATCAATCTCTTCGATGCCTGTCTCGAACTCATCATTACCAAGCTCGTAGATTTCTGCAGTCATCGTGTAGATATAGTTCTTACCTAGCTGGTAGAACGGTGCTTCTCTTTCTACAAACTTGATTTCATATAGATCTTTTGTGAGTGGTAGATAGATAAGGTCTCCCTCATTAGGTCTACCATCTACAGTTGTAACATCAGCAAACTCTTGGAATACCTGACTCCATCTGTTCTGCGATACCACCATCGTGATCTCATCGGTGATACGTAGACCAAACTTACTAATGAATTCAGATGGTGATCCAAATCCCTCAACATTAATCAATAGCATCTCAATCATGTATTGAGTATTAAACTCGGAATACAAAATATCATCTAGTGCTACATCTTTAATCATCTTCCGAGGAAGATAGTAGACATCACTACCAAACAATCTAATTTGCTCATCCACTAAACTTTGGATAAGTGATTGC